TCTTCTAATGCGTCTCTATTTGCTACCAATTCTGGTTGCTGCTTTTCTAGTGCTACTGCACATGCATCAATTAAAATATCAAGGGTTTCATCTTCTGTTGTTGCTTCACCAGTTCTTTGGATGGCTTGCATAAACTTTCTAAGCTCTTTAATTGTTAAAGGCTTAAGTTTTACTACGGCACCATTTTGTAAGGTGATTTCTTCTGTGTTATATACTGTTGTTGCCAATTTAATCCTCCTAGGATCTAGTCTCATTTATTATAACATATAGGTATTATCACCACAAACAGAAGACCCCCCATTTCTGGGGGGCCCTGTTAATTAATAAATTAATTACGCAAGAACTCGGTCAATAATCTTACCATATTCTGAACCAGTGTAATTAGCGTCTGGAAGCAGACGGAATGTTACTGGGAAAGTTGTTGGTGTATTACGTGCTAGTGAGAACTGTGACTGTTGTACAGAAAGAACACGACGTGCATAATATACACGCTCTGTTGTTGCTGCTACTTCTGCCGATGCACCCTTTGCAAGAGTTGGTGCTTGACCAACTGCAAACAACTGACGCTCTGTTGGCTGAACACCAAGTGCTCCAGCCTCAAGGCCAAGTGTTAGAGACTTATCGTCTGCACCTGTTGCGCCCTTTGTAGGGTATGCATCTGTTGATGCTACGTTATCCTTTGTGAGAGTTGAAGCTCCCTGTCCGAATACCAAAAGAACGTTTGCAAGTGTTCCTTCAGACATTTCGGTTGCAATCATAACTTCCATCGCTGACTTGAAAAGCTTATCTGTATCAAGAAGCTGATCTACTGTTACTGAATCATATGTTGGGTTGTAAGTGATCTGAAGACCATTGTTGGTGAAACCAACGTTACGAACTAGATTAGATGCTGCAAGTGTAGTTGCGGCTGATGTTCTTGGAGCAAATGAAACTCCTGAACCTGAATCTAGAATATTTTCAACGTATGATGGATCTGTTGAATCCTTGACTGATACATATAGTGGTGATGCACCAACAAGAATATTCTTTGCATTATTAAATGCCATTGTTATACCTCCTGTTTTTTAAACATAATATTAAGTTTTTGTGGCTGGCTAGGCCGTTCCTCTTGTCTAATTGTAGTGGATAAACGACCCAAAGGCAAACTCTATACAAACCTGCCATTTACGTCAGATATCCTGGCATACTTAACTTCAAGGATTACATCTGAAGACAAAAATCCCTGGATTTCTTCAGAAGGACTAGTTGGGGAAATCTCTGATATAAAAATGCTGTAGAACTTAAACTTATCAGATACTCCATCCCACAAATTTAGATCCCTTGCTGAGTCATCCATTCTTCTAAATAAATCTGTCATAAAATTTCTAAGCTGATTTATCTCAGAAACGTCTGTTGAATAAATAGTAAAAAGTATTTGTTCGCAACATATTGCCCAATTCTCTTCATACGACATACCAATCTTGTCATACACAATATGGGTTTTGCCACTTAAAAATTGATTCATCTCTGGAGACTGTTGAACTGGAATAATGGGAACAATTGATGAACCAAGGCTGTCTGAGTAATAATCGTCTGCTTCTAATAGACCTATTGTTAAAATTTGATCCCACAAATATTTTCTTATTTCTATTGAGGCATCTAACTTATAGTCTGCTGTCATAATGACCCTCCAAATGCCTGAGTAAGTGCAGAGTCCGCCTGTGAACGAATATAATTTGGAGAAAATGAATATTGAACTCTTTTAATATTTGATGGAACGCTTAATGCTTTTGAAATAGAACTATTAAACATTTTTTGAAATCCTGATTTTTTAATTGAACCGCTTACAAGTTGGCCACTAAAAAATCTAGAATATTGTAGGTCAAAGTAGTTCTTTACAGAGGGTCCTCCAGGCCTTCTAACGGTCACTGAAGCCCCTTCTGGCATAAATACAGTAACTCCATCCATAGAAAAAACAAGTCGCTTAGAAGAGCGTGGAGAGATTATTAGAGGCTCTCCTTTTTCCATAATAAAAGCTTTATCTCTAAACACATGCTTTTTGCCTGGCATTCTAGTTGGCACACCAACCTTAGATGGCAAAAATTCATAATTAATTGCAAATGAAAGTCCGTCTTGAGATACTTTATTTATCTTAAATAATCTAGAGCTAGCATCTCCAGTCTTTTTCCATTCATATACATGGTGAAAAGATTTTGGCTTAATTCTTGATTGAGAATCTATATATTCTGGAAAATCTTTGTTTATTTGATCAAAGATTACTTTAGTGAATTTGTTTTGAAATGTTTTATTAGTAGTCAATTTGGCAATGACGTTTGCTTCGTAATAAACATATGCAGATACTTGAGCAACTGTGCTATCTTTAAATATTGTCTTATCACGACTATTACTGCCTACGGCTAATCTTTCTAGGCCGCTGGCTGCTTGAAGTAACATTCCATTATAGTCCAATTTGCTGATTCTCCGATCTCTTTACAGATGTGTTGAATCCAATAGGTTTTCCAAAAGGATCTGTTATTGGTGTCGTTCCTATAATTTCAAAAACTGTGGGGGTCTCATTTGGATAATTTATTTCAGTCCAAATTGGCCTATTTGAAGAATCACGAATATTGCTTATTTTATCTCTAGCTGTTAATCTCTCTAAAGTTCTTATTTGTAGAACCTGTTCATTAGAATACTTATTTGAAAATACTTGTCTGTCGCTGCCTCTTGAAGTTGCCGAATTACTTATAACCCCCTTTGCATGGCAATTCACCGTTTTATAAAAGATCCATTCTTTTTTAATGGCGCCAGTATTTGCATCCTGAGAATCTATTTGTCTGTATACATCCAACTTCATAGAAAGTAGGGAGTCTATTAAATTGTTCATTAAATTATTACCGACTGAGTTAAGACATATTCTGATAAAAGCTGATCTGCATAGGCGTTTCCAGTACCAGTATAAGCTTGTGAATCAAACTCAAAGTTCCAGTCAAACGTCTGTATTGTTTTTAAGTACCTGTTTCTCCATTCTTTATCGTTAGAGAAGAAATCTTTAATAAGCTCAATACATGCTAAATCAACTTGGGTTGGCACTTTATTCCAGCCAAATTTACCTATAACCTTATATTTTACATTTGGTATAAATGCACCAGTCCCATAATCATTAAATGATGGAGGCACCATTCCGTTTGCAATATATGTTGAGTTATCTAGTAGATTTGCTCTATTAACTTTAATTCCGTATCCAGTTTCAGATACTTCTAGGCTAAGGCCCCAGTTGTTTATAGAATTTAAACTATCATAGAGAAGAACATCATTTACATATAGCTTATATATTGTATTAATTTTTTGTTGTGTTGGTAAAACATCTGACCCAGAACCATAAACTAGCTCTACATCATCGTACAAATAAAACGACTGTCCAGTATAGTCTTCAATTTTTCTACGTGCATAATTTTCTGCAGCTTTTAATTCTTTATAAGACCTATAAGATGGATCTGAGGGATCTGAACTTATACCAAGCTCTTGGTACATTTGAGACAAATCGGTATATGGAGTAACAACAGATACGTCGTGAGTTTTAGAAACAGCAGAAGAGTTTACGGTATAATTCCACTCTAATTTTAAAACCCTGTTTCTTGTTGTTATATTTAAAGGAATATAAACATTGTACAAACCAATATTTGTTTCATCTTTAACTGAAGTTAATGTTGTTAAAATGGTAGTAGGGCTTATTGATGGAACAATAGCGGGGTCTTCTGTAATATCATAAACTTTTACAGTTGGGGCAGAATCTGAGTCTACTACCTCTCCTTGCCAAAATACCTGATGAGATATTGGCGAGTTGGTACCTATCAATACTTCTGCCATTGACCTACTCCTTCTTATTGCTTTTAGTTATAAAATTCCTGAACTTCCTTTGGAGTTGCAACTCTGAAACCTTCTTCTACGTCAAAAATCTTTTGAGCTTCTGCTTCAGTTAGTGCTACAAAAGGGTGCTCCTTTGTAAATGTATGCCCTTGAATATCATATCTAAAATTATCTCTAGTCATTCTTACTAGGACAGTTCCAGCCGCCTGCTCTTTCTTGTGATCAAACTTAGGCAATACTTCAATCGTGTCTTCTTCTGATACATCTTTCATTGTTTGTAGTGTTTTTTGATATACAGACCATGTTACGCCTTCTTCTGATAATGCTGCTATTACGTCTGCTTTATTCTTTAAGGTTCCTGTATCTACGCCAAAATCTTCGGCAAGTTTCTTTAGTTCGGTTACCTTTAATGTGTCAAATGACATATTGTCTCCTTTTTCTAGGTATTTAATTATATCATTGTTAAATTCAAATGAAAAGCCCCCATAAATAAATATGGGGGCTTTTCAA